ACCGCCACCAGTTGCGCTTATAGTTGAAATAGATTGAGTTCCAGAAGCTACACTAGAAGTTCCTCCAGTGTTGCCACTATTATAACCCGAGCCACCGCCACCTCCGCCACCACCAATAACAGTTACTTTTAATGCAGTAACTCCAGTAGGTATAGTGAAAGTTCCGCTTGATGTAAATACTTGACCTTTAGAACCTACATAAACAGAATTATTGGTTACTGTTACTGCTCCTGTTGCGCCTGATATAGATATACCACTACCAGCAACAATAGATGTAACTCCAGCATTAGTTAAAGTTACAGAAGAACCTAATGCTACTGAACCACCGCCAGACATTCCAGTACCAGCAGTAACAGTTACAGAACTATTTTGTAGTCCAGTATTATCAGTTTGCCCTGATGAATTAAGTTTGTTCGCAAATAGCGATAAGTTGAATGCTTGTGTCATTTAAACTGCTCCAGTTCTTGCAAAAGTTTGTTGAACCATAATGGTAGTATTTACTAAAGGTGCTGTGGTTAATGTATATGAGCCAGTTGAAACAGTATAGTCAGTTGCTTGTTTGAATAAAACCCCATTACTAAACAAATTAAAAGCATTTATATTAAAGCTAAATGGATAAATAGTTTGCCCAATTATTGTAAAAGCATCCACATTAACTGGTGTTCCATTGGCTACTCCAAGGTTATTTGGTGACCATTGTAATACTTCTAAATTACCAGATGCATTACCAATAAAAGTAATGTCTTGACCACTAATATCATAGTCTTGGGCATTGACGATTGCACCATTTAAAAATAGTAATTCATATCCAGTATTAAGGGTAAACCCTGATGCAGTATAAGTGGCTTGATTAGTCAATGTTGCACTATTTAGCGTAAAGGAAACATATACACCAGTAGTAGCATTTACCGATTTAAAGGATGTAATAGTAATAATATCGCCAGTTATAGCCCCTACTGATAAAGTAACTGTGCCAGTTGTGCCACCAGTATCAGTATATTCAGATGGACTTAATTTACATCCATTTTTCATAACCCAGCATTGACCACTTATGTATCCAGAACTCCTAGTAACAGTAAATACAGTTTGACCACTTGTTGCAGTAAAGGCTTGTTGAGAATAATAAAAATCATCAGGAGCTTCAAATCCTACAATGCGACCATAAATATCAACTGTTAAATTAGCAACAGCAGAAGTTTTGGTATAAGCTCCACCAAAATCCAAGTATTGCTGAAGTGATGCAACAATGTTTCCTTGAGCATTATTGGTAACAGCAATCTCGCCAGTTCCTACTGTGGTTGTTCCTGTCTGAATTAACTGCCCAGTTCTTTGGTCAAGGTCAATATTGTTTGTGCCATCTGGCAAGCCTAGCCATATTGATGGGTCATATACAAGAGTTGATGTAGGAACAAAAGCTCCTGTATTAGCCGCATAAGCCGCAAAGCCAGTAGAAAAGCTAAACTTTCGACCAGTTCTATTGGAATATAAAAGATAAATTAATGAACCAGTTGAATTAAAAGCAGTAGGGGCTAAATACCATGTATAGTCTGCTGGGTCTGTGCTGACATCTGTTCCAGAAGTATTATGCAAACCATAATATGTTTTACCTCTAGGGTCTAAACTAAAGCCTGTTCCTGTAATACTTGTTGCGTAAGCCACATTTAAATATTTAAAGCTGTATTGATATGTGCTTGGTCGCCATTGCAATAAAGTGCTTGGTGGACTGTAAATAGATGACCCTAAACTATTAACCATTCTTGTAAAAAAATACCAATTTCCAGCCGGTATATTTTGTAATGTAATTAATGGAACAATTGTATTTATATCATAAGGATTGCCATTAGATTGAATTTCACTTGTTCCAGCAAAATATAATTGTGTTTCATCAGGATTAGAATAAGCTGAATACCATATTTCTAAATATTGAGTAATACCAGCAGATGAAGTTCTAGCTTGAACTGTAAAGTAAGGATTTATAGCAGTTGGATATTGATTTAATACAGTAGGGGCTTCTAATGTTCCAAAGAATGTTGGACTACCAATACCAGTATTAGGTGCTGGAGTAAATTGAGTAATATTTGTGTCATCATAAACTGCTGGGTTAAATTCACTTAAATTTAAAGCAACAGTAATAGATGCATCATCATTCATTATTTGAGTTACTTGAAACACTCTAAATAATTTGTCTACCCATCCATAATTTGCATTTGTCAAAGTTACAACATCACCAGCTTCTAATTGCAATCCTACAAAATTAATTTGACATTGCACTTGTAAATCTTCTCTAGCCGCCTTTAAAAATCTAGTAGCCAAATATTGTGATCGAACATTATTATTAACTAATGGTAAAGAAATTGATTGTTTATTAATAGGTTCATTAGGATATAGCAAAGCTGGATCAACTATATTTAAATCTATTATGGCAGTTGCAAATGCATCTTGATTTGTTGAATCAGGAAATTTAATTTCTGCCACATTATATGAGCTTGCAATATCTGTTGGATTAATTGTTAATCCAGAAATAATATTGCTATCATTAATATTCATAGCTACTGTATATGTAGGGCTTTGTGTAATAACTCCCCATTTACCAGCTATATCATTATATTTAATAATGCAATCACAGCATGAAGCCATGTCTTGCATATTTTGCATAATGGTTCTATTGGTATCTACAACTCCATCAAACTTAAACCTTGGTATTGTTGCCGAACCCCCAGTATAAGGTGTAAAAGTAAATAATTCATTTGAATAAGCTGTTAATACATTAAGGCTTGCTGTATCAATTTGTGCAGATGGTATAGCCGCGCCATATCGAGTATTAATTAAGTAATCATATAAACAATCGCCTGTATTGGTTCTGCTATTGGTTAATTGAAACTTTGTTTGCTGTAATCCAGTAATAGATGCTGATTGACTATAATTTAATTGAATAATTGCAAAAGCACAATTACTCATTAATTTATTATTATCCCAAGTATATGTAAGACCACTTGCTTGCATCACCTCAATTGCAGATATGCTAGAGTTAGCTGGACTATTTGACCCATTGCTATATAAATAAATATTAATTCTGCCATCTACATTGGTGCTAACTACCCCAGTAGATTCATCTGTAAGGCTTGCAACTGTATATCCATTACCCTGAAAAGTAACTTTTTTACCACCATAATAAATATCGCCAAATGTAATGGTGTCTGGTGTTTGACCAGAATTTGTACTTGTTACTTCACATAAAGATAAAACATAATAAAGTTGTTGATTGTTTTCGGTAATGCTTAAATCTGTAATTGTTCCACCTAGCCAAGCAGAACCATATACAACAGGCAATTTATTATCTGTAGCTGGGGGTATTTGTTGATTATTGCCGGGGTTAGGACTTGCACTTGCTGGATTCCCATCTGATGCTTGGGATTGTTGAGCAAAGGACTTTGATATAACTGATGATGCAATCATAGCAATTGAAGTTACAACAATAGTTGTAATTGCTATATCAGCCGCTATAGCAATAGCCGCATAAACTGCAACGCTAATTAAAACTGCAAAAGCATAAGAACTGGTTGCAAATAGCAAACCAAAAATAAGAACAAATAATTTAATTCTATTCATTGAACCCAGCTTTCTTCTAGCTTTTTAAATCCAAATTTCTCATATTTAATATTAGGGCTAGAATCAAATCTACCCATCAAAAACATTTTAATTCTGCCAATATTTTTTAATTCATTTCCATATTCAATATATTTCTTTAATAATCTATATCCAATAGGGGTATTTCTAAATTCAGGTTTTACATACCATGCTAATTCATGCAACATTAATACTTTAGGATTCCATGTAGTAGGAACAATAATGCCTAAAATTAATCCTTTATTTTCTTCTATATAACCTATACCCATGCCAGCCAATATATTATCTAGCAATTTTACAATATGCGATTCTTCCAGATTGTTGTAATGCTCAATTGGGCATTCTTTTCCAAATTGTTGAATCATCTGCACAATGCTTGTTTTATCATATTTTGTTATTTGTCTAATCATGAATTTGGAGCCGCCCCTTTACCAAATGGATAATTAATGGTTGATATAAAAGCAACCCTATCCATTGATGTATCGCCAGAATTAAAAAATTGCCATGAATTATCATTGGTATATCTTCCAGCAATTCTATTAGACAAAATTAATTGAATAGATGATGCACTAATACTGATAACTCCAACAAATGATCTTGCTTCTTCCATCCATTGTTCTGTAATAGAAAAAGTATTGATATACCCATTAAAGAATTGATATAACCCACCAGAACCACCAGTAGTAATTAATGCTCCATCAGTATCAAAAAAACCATGCCACATTTCAACTTGGCTACCTTTAATTTGTTGCCCTAAAACCCAACCAAGTAAAGCTGTATCAATACCAACAACAGTCAAAGTTGTTTCTGTTGCTGTGCTTTTAATTGTTCTTTGTGCATCGCCTACCTTCATTAATACGCTTAATGCACTAAATGGCTGACTACTAACTGCTGGAATTGTCAAAGCAGATGGAGTAGTTGCAAATTGATAGGTTGCATCTGGGGTTGTAATGCGAACAAAATCGGCAATCCGAATATTATTTGTATTTTGAACTGGAACAATATTATCCATTACACAACACTTTCAAACGCTTTAAAGTTTCCAGACCATTGAATAAATGAATCATTAGCAATAGGCACTAATGCATAGGTAGGGTATTCCCTAAGAACTACTTGAAATGTAATGCCTGTATAAGTTGTTCCACCCATGCTTACTGTTGTGCCATATTGTCCTATAACTGCATTTACTGGTGATGCTAATGTAACAATAAGATTTCTATGCACAGGAATAGTAACTGTGCTTCCAGAACCACGCAATACATCAGCAGTTGCAATGTAAGAATACAATCCAACTTGGCAAAAATCACCAGCACGAACTACATACTTGTTAGATGGCATATCTGTATTGTTTGGCAAATTGCCTAATACTAAATTTTTATTAGCAGAACTGGTTTGCCATTGAGAAGTAGAAATTTGACCAGATGTCATTTCACCTTGGTATTCAATATAATTAACCCAGCCAGTTGTGCCAAAGTTTAAATATTGGGCTAATGCTTTATCAGGAATTCGCAAAGAATTAAGCAATCCTCTGTTTTCGCTATAAAGCAAATAATTCATTGGCTTCATTTCAAAAGCAAATGGCACAACAGTTAAAATTTCTGATGTACTGATTCTTTGATTTCGGCTAACAACTTGACCTACAAACCTTTGGTCATTGATGCCAACTGATTCACTAATAGCAAGGATTTGATTTAGGCTCATGATTATCTATTTGTTGGAATTGATCTAGCGGCTGATTGATTGGCTGAATAAATAGTCATTTTGTTTTTAGCAAGAAACTGGATTCCAGATTGTGTATCAATAGCTTGCATACTTTGAATAACCGGACCATTGTAAACAGTTTGTGGGGCATTATTCATTGCACTTGATAATTGATGATTAGGAATAATTGTGCCAGCAGTTTTTGGTACAAACAATTCCGGTCCTCTTTCGCCAACCAAAGATGCAACCCCTACTGGTGGCTCTCCACCATCAGCAAAACCTAATGATCCAGCAACTTCTGTTCCACCAGCTTCATTTACAAATCCACCACCACCAGTAAACAAGCCACCTATTCCTTTTCCAGCATAGCTAAACAACTGCATCATTTGCATACGCAATTGAATTTTAATAAGGTCTTTAATAACGCTTGATGCAAAATCACCAAATGCAAGTTTGCCTGTATCCACAAAATTATCTATTGCAGATGTCATATTGCCAGTAAAGCTATTAAACATATCTGTTGCTAATTTGCCATAATTGCCAGCATCTTCAGCATACTGAGCAAACGCTTTGTTCCAACCATAAGCAAATGTTCTTTGTTCAGAAATAGCGGCTTGTTCTTTTATTTGTGCGGCTTTTACAAATAACTCACTTAATTCTTTTACTTTTTCAATTTGCCTATCGTACTCAGCTAATGTTGCTGGAGTAGCATCGCTTCTAGCCGCATCTTCACGCTTTTTAGTAATATCTTCAATTTTTCTACTTGTTGAATCTAGTACTTGATTGATGGCTTCTTGAACTTTTCTTTCATTCTCAGTCATGCCAGCCATTTTGATTCTTGTATCTAATTGCTGTAATGCAAATTCTTGTTGCCTTCTATATTCTTCAGAAATAAGTTTGGCAACTGCCAACATTTGTTTATTTTTATCAGCAATTGCTTTTTCTTTTTCGCCTAATTTTTCATATTTATCGCCTGTTAATAAAGGCTTTGGTGCTTCTTTAGGTTTATTGGATGTGCCACCAGCACCTTTAAATTCAATCCCTTCAGCCATTGGATTGTTAGGGTCAAAGTTTATTGCTCCACCTTGTTCTTTAAACTCTTGGTATTTGCTTCCAATTTCATTTAAGTATTTAAGAATAGCAAACAATGGTTGAACAAGTTTGACTGCAAAATAAAATGTGTCTGCAAGTCCTTTTTGCACATTGTCCCATGCATCAGCCGCATCTTGAATAGCTACTGCTAAATCAGGATCAGCCACCTTTTTATATTGTTCAACAAATTTTGACCAATCAATGCCTTTAGCAGATTTGCCTAAAAGCTCTACAGCTTTAGCATTACGCAATATTGGATCTTCAATAGCTCCTAATTGCTCTGCAACTCTTTGCATCAATTGTTCTGGATTTAATTTTTGAACTTCAGCGGCAGTTAATCCAACTTGTTTAAAAGCATCTCTAAGTTTATCGCTACCATCTCTTGCTTCTTGGGTATTTACTGCCAACTTAGAAAGCATTGTTCCTAAATTTTCAGCTTTGCCACCAGACATTTCTAGGGCTTTGCCCATGCCAACAATAGCACCTATGCTAGTATCAAACGCATCTGCCATATCAGCTATGGTATCTGCCTTTTGAGCTATTTTAAGAATTCCAGCTACAGCAAGACTAACACCAAGACCAACCTTGCCCATAGTTGCACCAAATTCTGATGCGGCTTGTTGAGCATTTTTAAAAGCCTTCTTTTGATTGGCTTCAAACTGTTTGGTGTTTTTGGTGGCATCTTCTAAACCAGCCTTAAATTCCGAAGAATCTAAAGCTAGTTTGACACCTAATCTTGCTAATATTGACATTTACCCACCTTTGAATCTTTTTGGATTAAACCCTTTTGCCCTAGTAACAAACATAGACAGAGCTTCATTTACTGCTTCTTTGTTATCTTGTGGTGGATAAAGATATTCATAAAATCGCTTACCTATTACTTCTTGTAACTTATAAGCTGGTTTATTTGGTTCTCTTATGTAATTATATACTCCTGTAGTTAAACTGCCAATGGTTTCTACAATGCCTTTATTGCCAATTTGACCATCTGCATACATAACTACAATTTGTCTAAAAACATCTTCATCTAATTCATCTGGGTTAGCCCCATGAGCCAACATATAAATCTTAGCTTGCTGGCGAATGGAGCTAATTAGTTTTTTCTTATTTCCTCGTAACTAGGGCTAATTACTTCTGCAATTTTCCTTACCAAATCATATTGAATAGGCTTTGGAAAATCCTCAGAAATTTCTTCATAAGTAATATCTGTAAGGGTTTCGCCATTAGGAAGCACTAACAATTTAAAGGATTCTACAATCCTAATTTCACTACCAGCTTGGGCTTCTGCAAGTTTACGCAAAGAAGTTTCGCCCATCATTACATCATTTTCCAAAAATTGAATATCTGCATCTGAATTTTCAATTTCTTCTTTTCTATCAAAAATGCCTTTAGTTAATTCGGCATATTTTTCATTTACCAATTCTAATGGTGGAAATTCAGACTTCTTAAATATTTCTTCTGCTTCTTTGGTTTTTGGAATACGCACCTTAAATTCTTGCCCTTTAAAATCAAAAGTTCTGGTTCTAATGGTATCTAAATTTATCTTTAGTGATTCTGACAATCTGCTCATGTTTTATACCTTTTTTGATTTATATTGTTCAAGTTTATAAGTTAAAAAAGCACTTAAAATTGCAATTACTCTAGGTGCTGTTGATTCTAATGCTGGTCTAAGATAGGGTTGGGCGGCAACAGATTTATTGCCAAACTCCTGAGAAATACCTCTTTTGTCTGTTTTGGCTGACACTATGCCAATAGCTATATCATTTGGTTCTGAATATATTGATTTTTGATCCCTAGAATTAGGAACTCTAGCAGAAAGTTTAATACTATCTTTTAAGTGAGGAGTAGTAGTATTACTTTCATCATAAGGTGCTAATTGCTTAGCAGTTTGCAAAACTGGTTGCATAGCATTTCTAATAGCTGGTAAAAGAACTTTGCTGGCAGTTTTGCCATAGCACAAATCTTCACCCATTTCTATTAAGACAGCTTCTAGTTCTTTGAAGCCTTCAAGTTTAGCTGAAACGATTTCAGCCATTTTATTCCACCGCTTTAATTAGCTTATGAAAAATAGCATTGTTTAATCTACCAACATAATCTACCACTTCTTCTGGTGATAGTTTGTCTGCATGGTATTTGGCTATTTCATAAGCCATGTTAATTCCAGCAATGCGCTGTTGCTTAAACCCAAACCAATTCTTGTTGTCTGAATTGGCTTGGGAAATAATGAAGTTTAATAAATCTTGTGATCCATTCTGTACTGTCATATATTTTTCTATTAAGTATTGTTAGACCAACCATAAGAATTGCCACCAGTTGGATGAATGGTAAAGATGAATTTACCTTCAGCAGATGGGGACATATCCCATTGCAGACCACCAACACGACCATTAAACGCATAAGCTACTGTGTCTGTGCCATCATAAACAGCAATTACATAGGTACGAATGGTTGTGCCATTGTAGCCATCATCACGAACTTGTAATTGAGCCGCATTAGCTGGATTCCAAGCCGCAGTAATTGTCAAAGAAGTAACTTGGTTTTGAGTTGTGATCTTAGCACCAGTTCTTGCACCAGCAATAGAATATGCGGCAAATGCATCATCAGCACCAAAAGCTGGGATAGCTTCAACTGGAACTAGATAACCTTCTGTGCCTGTACCACCAGCAGAAGTGCCAACAATATCAGCAACTTGACCTGTCCAAGTACCTAATTGAGTATCTGTTAATGCAACTGGGTCTGGATCAGCTTGCATCCATAGGGTTGCCACATAACCGGGCAATACTTTATTAATAAGAGCCATTTTGAACCTCGTAAAAAATTAGTTAATAAATTCTATCTTATTAAGTTGGTATATACAGAGTGCAATCCATAATAATCTGTTGCATCCCAATTTCATTATCATAAGTATTATAAAGCCATACTACATCTGCTTTGGCAATAAAAAAACCATTATCATCAGGATCGCCAAACATTCCTGAGTATCCATGAAGTGATTGTAATATTGTATTAGAAATATTAAAAGCACCTTCTAAACTTGTATTAAATACAGACATTTGAAATACTGGAGTATCAATACCTTTATTGTTCTGTTGTTGCCCTGTATATACAGGCTGGTGGACATTTCTTAATTGCCATGTAACAAACTCTGTCTGTTTAGCCCAATTTCTATTGAAATTAGCATATACAGGCACAGGGGACAATATGTCATTCAGTTGGAACTGAATAGCTTGTGCATATACGACAGGATTTTGTTGAGTACTCATACTGGGGTATTTGGGTCATTTCTGTAGCATAAAAGGGTAACATTCATCCTATCATTGGATTCACGCACATCTGTAATTCGCCAATCAAACCCTCTCCAAGTAATGCTGTATAAATCTTGATTATCTACAATGGCTTTTTGATTAGGGGTATAGTTAAAAGTAAAATTCACTAAGTCGCTATAAACCCTGTATTTATCAGCAATTCTTACGCTATTGGCTACATCAGCCACCCTAGCTCTTGTTTGAAACCACTCAGTTATGGTTGTCGTTTGCTCCCCATAGGTATTAACACTATTGGTAACATTATTAACAGATACATTTTCATATCGAGCAATCGACATTTATAGCACCAAAGGTTTATAAAGTCTTAAAAGGGTAGTAACTCCAAATGGAATATCATGCAATACTGAAGCATTGGAATTACTGCGATTATTATATAAATGGGTCAAAAGCAATAATCCAGCTTGTTTAATTACTGGATATTGAGCTATTGGATTAGCTTTAGTCTGCCAAGTAATAACAATAGGGTTTG